TTGTCTCCCAAAGTTGTGAATGAAATATGGAAATGTGAGCGGTGTGGATTAGCGCCATTATATTTACGCCGCTTCCAACCGAGTATCGGACTCATTATCTTGCCATCAAAGATAATGTATTTAATGCGTTTATCGCCGTTCTTTGCTAACTTACGAATCTTCTCGACCAGCGCATAAGCTTCTTCCTTATGTGCCGATAGGTCAGAATCTATATCTATAGCTCTAACGATTCCATCTCTTGGTATATGGTCAGAAGTGCCTTTAGAGAGGTGACGAGCATCAGCAATCCAGCCATCAGACTTACGATCCCTATCAGGATAATCGTCATCAATCTGCTCCCGTAACTGCACACCCGCTGCACATAGTCTGGCCATATCTATTGATTATACGACTAGGTGATCACAATCCCTCAAGATTATGCTAGGAGCAGTTTAGCCTCATCTGCAGTAATCCCTAGCCGATCAAGCAGGGCTGCTTTTTCGGCGGCCTTTGCTTCGGCCTCGGCTTGGCGAGCTGCACTATTTATTGTGTCAATTTCTATTTGAGCAATTTCCTGTTCAGTTAATTGCCGTTCAATAATTTTGCCTGTTGTTGCATTATGCTCTAATGTTTTCATTATTTAACTCCGTATAGTGTGTAAGTTCCTGCGGCTGAAAATGTGTTTGCTGAACCACTAATTAAATCAATTCTATCAAGAGCAGAGGTAGTACGAACACCAAAACTACCTGTGTAAATTTCAAAGTTTGCGCCATTTTGTATTTGGTGACAACCGGTTACAGTCCCCGATTTAAAAGAATTGCCTGCGTAATCCCAAAAATTGATTACATATATAGACTGATCTGCATCTCGCGCTGAATTTTCAAAATCAAGAAGTATGTTTGTTTCCGCTTGACCAGTAGCGGCGCCAGCAGTTGTAATTGAGCCATAATTGGCCATTCTTGAATAAATGCTAGTTGATAAATTATTTACGCGTAAGCGTGAATTTATAGCGGTTGCGCCAGAATTTGAGTTTCTAATAACTAGCTGCAAATTATAATAGGTTGCAGGTATTGAAGTGATGCTAAACCCTGTCGCGCTGTTGGCAATAGAGCCAGAAGCAATTACTGTCATACCACCACTAGCAGCAGGTGCAGCCCACTTTAGACCAAGACTTTGAGTGGAATCAGCAGTAAGAATATGTCCATTAGTGCCAACTGGAATTCTTGCGTCAGCCGTATCAAAACCAAATAAATCGCCCTTAGTTGTAAGCGGTGTTTGGTCGGCTGTTGTTGCCCATTCAGGAGCTGTTCCACCAGAATTGACTCGCAAAACTTGATTAGCAGTTCCAATTGGCAAAGCAGTATTTACATTGGCGGTTGCTGATCTATAAGCAAGTGCGCCAGTAGTTGTCTGTGGGTTTAAGTTCTTTGTGGTTGTATCAATTGAACTTCCCAATGTGCGAATTGCAGCTGCGCCATCCTTGACGAGATCAGTATCGTCAGGAGTGTCCCAGCCATAATTAGTAGTCGTTGCCATTTAGTCTCCTATGCCACAATTGTAGCGTTATACCATTCCAGTAATGGGTTTATTGTATTCCAACTCTCTACCGCTGGAACTGAGTTCCAACGGAAGGTTTGAAGGCTGAAAGCTATAGGCGATAGATTCATCGTCAGGTCTAGGCGGTTAAGACTTGCAGTCCAAGTCCAGCCCTCAACAAATCCTTGAAACTCGCCATCGGTCATATTAATTGGCAGATTAGTAATATTTAATGGCATACCCATAAATACATTTAGAAGGCTATCTCGGTCGGCATCATCAATTTCTGGATTGGCCGTAGTAAAGGTTATTTGCCGTAGGGCAAATTGAGGATAAGCGCGAATAAGTAGATAGAAGGCTGCTTGGGCTTCAGCGTCGTGTTGATGCCTAAGAGTGGTAGATATTGTGGTAGCTAATTGGCCGTAAAGGGAAATGGACGTTGCATCCTCATCGCTTACTTCTGCGCTGCCAATGCCATAGCCGACTGTAATTGCGTTTCGGACATCGCCAGCGCGCTTGACTATGGAAAGAGCTGGCCCAATCGCGTGATTGCCATCAAGATCGACATAGCCATAAGTCGCTAGGTATTGGCCGCGGTGTGTTGAATCCGCATACCCAATTCGGCCCTGAGCATCCTCGTATAAATAACCTAGTCCGCTAGTGGCATACCTAGAAGCTAAATTATAAACTGTGTCATTAAGTCCAGTTTCTGAGTGCAACTCATAATCGCCAGGAGTGTCTATCTCACCTAGTCCGCTATTTTCTGCATCCTGCCATTGAACTAATGGGTCATATCCTGCCCAAGTCTCGGCAGCTGGCACTTCATTCCATTGGTCAAATAAGACTGTGCTCAGTAATTCTTCAATGCGATCGCCATCAAATTGATGAGCAAAGTTGCCAACATAGACAGCCCTAGCAAGTCTTGCTAAAGCTCCTACTGCTGTTATCTGGATTCTTTGGCTTGTTGCTGTTGATCCTGAAGTCTGGACTGTAATGCCCAAGTCAGTAATAAAGCCGCCAAAGAGATTGACATAATCGCCATTCGAATCTTGGACTTCTATTGTAACTGCGTCATTTACTTCATATGGAACTGCAGCTTCAGTTGTCTCAATAAGACTTAAATTGCAATAACCAGCAATCGGCTGCTCATAAATATCGGTGCGACCTGAGGTAATAGTTAAGCCGCTAAGGGTTGCGCTAGTAACTGTAACAGCATCAACCTTAACTCTATAAACTGGATTCCAGATGGTCATTCAGCCACAATTCCTCGGAAAGTTGCGCTCCCACCGCCATTGCGAGAGTTGCTACTGTTCAAAGCTGACACTACTGCGCGACTAAATCCTTCTTCATCAATGGCGCTTGGGGCATTTACATTTATTATGATGCGGTCTTTTTCCTCACCTGCCCTAAAACCTGCTAAATCAAATGACCCAGTTCCTGCTGTTCTTTTAATAAAATTTGCTTCGCTGACTTGCTCAATTAGCGTTTGTGTTGGTGTGCTAATCGTTGCAGGTTTGCCTGATGCGCCGCCGCTAAGTCCGCTTAATCCACCACTTAATCCACCGCCAGTAACGCCGCCACCAGTAACTGCCGTCCCTGAAGTAAAGCCTGATGGCAAGCTAGATGATGAAACTGTGTTGCTTCCTGTTGATAAAGCTGCGTTAGCTTGATTATCAAATAATTTTGTAGCAGCAATAATTGCTCCAACTACTGCTGCGCCTGTGGCTAAGCCAGCAAGTGGGTTCAAAGCAAATCGGGAAGCAATAGCAGCGGCTACTGCGCTATTACGCAAAGCACTATAAGCGCCAATTAGTAAGTTGATAAGCACAATAGTTGCCTGAACTCCAGCTGCTATTTTAGATGCTACAAAAACTGTTGCTAAAACCCCAGCAACGACCATAAGCTCATCTTTGAGATCAATAACTGTGTTAATAAATCCTCTAACCTTCTTACCCCATTCAATAGCGGTTTGCTGGCTATCAGTTAAAGCCTCATCTAAGCTATCTTGACCAGTAAGGCCAGCGATAAATGCTTCTAATGCTGGAATAAAATTATCTAAAATCCAAGCCGTAAGTTCTTGAACTACTGGCAGCAAAGCAGCGCCAATAGATTCTTTAGCTTCATCAAGAGCAATTTTAACGCGCTCTAATTGCTTGGCTGTTGTCTCTGATTCCTTCTCGGCAAAGTTTCCAAATGTGCCAGTCAGCTGCTGGAAGATTGCATCAAAGTCTTTACTTTTTATAATATCTGCATCAAGGCCAAGGCCAAGCTTGCCAAGGGCGGTAGTGTTGCCATCATAGGCTCTACCCAAAGCGTTAGATATTGTCTCTAATGGCTTGCCCGTTGCAGCACTTAAATCTAGTGCCAAATTTAGCAACTTCTGAGCTTCTTCTACATCTTGCGTTGATCTAACTAAGCGAGTAAAGGCAGGGCGCAAACCATCGTCCGCAACTCCTATAGCAATTGAAGTTTGCTTTATGTATTTCTCAACGCCTTCAATCTGTTTGGCAGTAGCACCAGTAGTTGCAGTAATAGTCTCGGCTAATCGGCGCTGGGCGGTCTCATCTTCGGCAGCAGCTTTAACCGCGCTAACTGCAAATGCGCCAATAGCTGCGCCAGCAGCAGCAAATGCAATCGCCGCCTTCTTGCCAAATTCAGCCGCCCTTTCGCCAATAGAATCAATATCTTTAGAGCCATTAGCTAATTTTTTTTGAAAGTCTGCTGTATCTGCTAGAAGCTTGAGCGTTAATGCTCTGGAATCAGATGCCACTTATGCCCCACTTATCTAATATTTTATTAAATGCTGCCGTCCATTGTGCCACAATATTGCGTTGCTCTTGGCGTAAAGTTGGATAAATAAACCATCCGCGAGAGCCGCGGCCTTGTCTGCCAGAGTATGCAGGAAACTGCTTAAATTTATTAGAACCAAATTCAAAGCCAGCCCATAGCATTTGAGTATTAGCCCCACCGCTAAATCTTTGACTAGCAAAGCCATATTTAATTTCGCCAGTAGTGCTGGTCTTAGATACTTTAGATCCGCTAACGATTCGATTAATGGCTTGCTGGCCTTGCGTTCTAGTTCTGGCTTTTGTCGCGATTGCAGTCTGAAGATAGGTCGCAAGAGCATTAGAGCTTTGGCGAGCCTCGGCTTTGGCTTCGTCACCTAGAACAGAAAAGGCTTTATAGACTTGGCGAAGCTCTGTCCTGTCAAATGCTGACACTTCTTCAGCCATTGCTATCCCTTTCCTTTATCAGCTCGACTGCCGTTGCTACATCGTCCCAATCATCCCAATACTGCACTGGGATACCAGTCTTAAGAGCAACTATTACTAATAGCCGCCTTACGCTGTCGGGCTGATGGCTTTTGGGTCATCGTTGCCTGTCTTAATGTCGGCAACTGTTTCCATCCATATCTCAAAGCTCTTTATTGGCTTACCAGCGCTTTCGCGTTTGTGAGCGTTATAGGCCAAGAACATTAAGTCCCAGATTCCTATATTTTCTTGAGCCTTGGTAATAGTGTGTCCAGTTGCCTTTTCCCACTTAGCCCACTCTGGCGGTTGAGCGATGTAAGTTGCTGATTCGCCAGAGTTATATTCAATTGTGATTGATAGTTTCATAGCTCCCGATGCTCCGATTTCTTAGCTGAAGTTCTCTGCTGGTTGTCCAATTACTGTCATTGTCCAAGTGTCAGTTAGCGCTCCTGGTGCTGCGCCTCCTGCTGTTGGAAATATTGGCAGAACTTGGAATGTAAAAGTTGCGCCAGATGCGGCTGTAAATACTGTTGAGATTCCAGTATTAGGCGCTGATTCTGCTACGCCCCACATAATTTCAAATAGAGAGCCAGTCGCTCCCCAATCCTGCAAAAGTTCAAGTGTAAAAGTCCATTGCTTATCTACGGACTTATAAGCGCGACCATCAAGGGTTTGATAAGTCTCTATAATTGTTTCGCAGCTTAAAACTGCAGAAGTAGTTTGAGCATCGAAGTTGTTACCACCAATGGTAAAACTAACATCGCGCCCAGTTATTACTGTTGTTGGCATTTAGGTCTCCTATGCGGTTTGCTCGTAGCGGACGCTCAAGCGTATGTCGGCAACCAATAAATTGGTTGTTCCTACTGTTGTTACTGACGGCCTATCGACTGTCGATAACTCATACTTGGAAGCGTTTAGCGCTCCAAGAATACTAATAATTAATTGCTCTAAATTGTCTAGTGATGCGGCGTTGCTGAAATACGCAACGCAAGCAGTTATGGTGTAATTTAATTTGACTCGAGTTGTTGTTTTACCCAAGACTTCAAGCTCCATATAAGGCGCATCTGGAACAACTACGATTGCTGGAACGATGGGTGCTTCTGGAACTGAGTCATAGATATTAGCGCTTAGACCAGATAGGGCAGTTTTGAGAGCGCCTCTAACATCTGTAGCAATTGTGCTGGCTGGCATCAGCCCACCATAGTTTCAACATCAAGATAAGGCCCTAGTAAGCCAGTTACCTTGGC